GGCGTAATTATGCCGAAATTATTGACCAGAATAGAGAAAAAGGCAAAGCTAGTTTAAGGAAGAAGATGTTTGATAAGGCTATTAAGAAAGACAATACACCAATGCAGATATGGTTAAGTAAAAACTACTTAGGAATGAAAGATAGAACTGTTAATGAGAATATAAATGAACCATTACCATTAATTATTGAAGCACAAGTAGAAGATGTCAAAGAAGAAAGGTAACATTTTTGGAGCAGTTGTTGAATATACTAAGACTGAGAAAGGAACTTCTATCGGAAGACGACCTATAACTTCAACAATGAACAAACATAAACGAAGACAATCAAAATCAAAATATCGTGGACAAGGCAAATAAACAAATAGAACAACTTAAATCTGAACTTAAATTAGTCAAAGAACAAAGAGATAATCTTCTTAAACTATTTTCAAAAATAAAAAAACTATTAGAAATGTATGGTCTAGTATGATATTTAGTCTTGTATGGCTAAATTCAAAGGACGTACAGTTAGGTTAAACAAACCTTTTAGAACACCAGGCAAATCAAAAAAGTTTGGTGTTTATGTTAAGAACAAGCGTTCAGGTAGAGTTCAAGTAGTAAGATTTGGCGACCCGTCAATGAAGATCAAAAAGAACATACCAGCAAGAAGAAAATCATTTTTAGCTAGACATGGAGCAACTCTTAAAAAAGTTAGAGGTCAAAAGAATTTAGCTCCTGTGTATTGGGCAATAAGGAGTTGGAAATGATAGATAAATATATAATTAAATTTTTAACAGCTATCGATAAATTTTGTGATGGTCTTGCTAAATCATTAACAAAAAAGAAAAAAAAGAAATAATTATGGGTAGGACAATGAACTATTACTTTACAGGAATGTTAATTTTAGGTTTTGTATTTCTAACTTTATGTGTGAGGCCAATGTGACTAAACCATTAACAATTTCAGAAGAAGCAAAAGTATCAATGCCTATGAAGACAGTTGCCTCTTTAATATGTATGGTAGCTATAGGAACATGGGCATATTTTGGAGTGATAGAAACACAAAATAAAATATCAACCAGACTAGAATTAATGGAAAAGGATTTAATTGAAAATACAAATTTTAGAATTAAGTGGCCAAGAGGACAATTAGGTTCTTTACCAGCAGATTCAGAACAGTTTATGTTAATTGAAGATTTGTATAAACAAGTTGAAAAGCTACAAACTCAACAAGAATCAGGTATGCACAATAAAGTTAATATTGAATTTTTACAAAAACAAGTAGAAAAACTTTTAGATGATGTAGAAAAACTGAAAGATAAGCAAAGAGATTTTACAAATGGTAATAGCCATGACTGAAGTAGTAATAGCATTATTAATGATAGTTAATGGGGAAATAAAAGAACATAGAATACAAGAATCTATGAGTAATTGTTTAAAAGGTAAAAGAATTGCTATGCGAACTAACACAGGTTCAAATGTAGAATATCAATGTATCAAAAGCAAAGCTGAAACAGAAATTTATTTAGGTGCAAAATCAATTAAAAAACTTATACTTGAATAATGAAATTTGTTTTAGCTTATACAATTTGCTCAGCAATAACAGGATTCTGTAATACACCGGCTGTTCATCCTGTAAAGTTTAACACATGGACAGATTGCACTAAAGCTGGTGCTATGGTAACAATTAAAACAACAAACCAATACAAAGAAAAATTCGAGGAAGACAAATTATACATATCTTACTTTTGTAATGAAAATCACTCTGACAAAACCCCAGCTTAAAGTATCATCAAATAGTAGTAGGTTTAGAGTTTTAATATCAGGTCGTAGATTTGGTAAAACTTATTTATGTATTACTGAGATGATGAAGTATGCCTCTCAACCGAATAAGAAAATTTGGTATGTAGCACCTACATTTAAGATGGCCAAAGAAATAGCATGGTCTAGTTTAAAAGAAATGCTAAATCAATTTAATTGGATTGAAGACATTAATGAAACTACTATGACTATTACAGTTAAAAAATCTCATAGTAAAATATCTCTTAAAGGGGCTGATAATTATGATTCACTTCGTGGAACAGGGTTGGACTTTTTAATTTTAGACGAATTTGCTGATATTGATAAACGAACTTGGTTTGAAGTCTTGAGAGCTTCTGTAGCTGACACTATGGGTCATGTTCTGATGTGTGGTACGCCTAAAGGATATGGTAATTGGTCGTATGAAATGTACCTAAAAGGTAAGCAAGATAAAGAATGGAATAGTTTTCAATTTACTACATTAGAGGGTGGAATGGTAAATGATTCAGAAATCCAACAAGCAAGATTAGACTTGGACCAAAGAACATTTAGACAAGAATTTGAGGGTACATTTGAGAACTATGCTGGAAGTATTTATTACAATTTTCATCCTGTTGAATCTGTTATTGAAAAATCTATTGATTGGACAAAATCATTACATATAGGAATGGACTTTAACGTATCTCCAATGTCAGCTTGTGTTAGCCAAATTGAAAAAGATAGAATTTATATTTTAGATGAAGTTATTATTTATGGAAGTAATACAGATGAGATGTGTGAAGAAATTAGAAATAGATATGGAACTAGAATGCCTATTTTTATTTATCCTGACCCAGCTTCAAGACAAAGAAAGACCTCTGCTGGAGGAAGAACTGATTTAAGTATATTACAAAATGCTGGTTTCCAAGTTAAAGTAAAACATAAGCACCCAGCTGTTAGAGATAGAATTAATGCTGTCAATTCCAAACTTAAAGATTCACAAGGCAATAGATACATTTTTGTTAGTAAATCTTGCAAAACTTTGATAAAAGGGTTACAAAGACAAACATACAAGGAAGATACAAACATTCCTAACAAGGAAGACGGATTTGACCATATGAACGACGCTTTAGGATACATGATTGATTACATTAAGCCTCTAGTTGTTCAAACAACAAATTCTAATCCAGCAAGATGGACAATGAAATAATATGGCAAACTCAGACAAAATTATATCAGTTCACAAAGACTATGAAGAATCAGTAAATAAATGGGAGTTCTATATCAGATCATATAATGGTGGATTTGATTATAGTGCTGGGCAATATTTACATAGATATAATTTAGAACTTGATAACGAATATGCAAAAAGACTAAGCAACACAGCATTAGATAATCATTGCAAAAATATAGTTCAAATTTATTCATCATTTTTGTTTAGAGTTAAACCAAGCAGAGACTTTGGTAACTTAGATAATGACCCTATGTTAGAACTATTCTTAAAAGATGCTGACTTAGATGGTAACTCTTTCAATACAGTTATTGCACAAGCCCAAAACTATGCATCTATTTATGGTCATTGTTTTATGATGTTAGATAAGCCAAACTTTACAACTCAAACGATGGCACAAGAACTTGATGCAGAAGTTAGACCTTATGTTTCAATAGTTACTCCAGAAAATGTTTTTGATTGGAATTATGAAAGACTAATAAACGGAAGATACGTTTTAAATTACATGAAAGTTAGAGAAGAAGTTGATAGTGAGGGCGGAACTTACTTTAGATTATGGTACACAGATAAAATTGAAACTGTGTATGTTAAAAGTGAGTATGATGACCCTAAAATGATAGATACTGTACCTAATCGCTTAGGCAAGATACCAGCAGTTATTTTATTCAATTCTAAATCTCACAAAAGAGGAATTGGCATGAGCGATCTTACTGATATTGCTGATCTACAAAAATCTATTTACAATGAATATTCTGAAATCGAACAACTTGTTAGATTAACTAACCACCCCTCACTAGTTAAAACTCCTGGTGTAAATGCTTCAGCTGGAGCTGGTGCTATAATTGAGATTCCTGAAGAAATGGAACCAAACTTAAAACCTTATCTACTACAACCAAGTGGTCAGAACTTACAAGCGATCATGGATTCTATTTCAACTAAAGTAGATGCAATTAATAGAATTAGTCATGTCGGTGCAGTAAGAACCACTAAACAACAAATAGCATCAGGAATAGCCTTACAAACAGAATTTGAATTATTGAATGCTCGACTATCTGAAAAAGCAGATCACTTACAATTAGCAGAAGAACAAATATTTAAAATGTTTGCTGAGTTCCAAGGTAAAGAATTTGATGGCGAAATAAATTATCCTGATTCATTCAATATTAGAGACTACGCATCTGATCTTATGTTCTATCAACAAGCAAAAGCAATCAATGTAGGATCTCCAACTCTTAACAAAGAAATTGATAAAGAGATAGCTAGATCAATAGTAGATGATGATGAGAAGTTAGGAACTATCTTTGATGAGATTGAAGCTAAAGCTGAAGTTGGAGAATTTACTCAGGATGAAGTAGAACAAGAGGATGAGGTTACTGCAGAACCTATACAGTAACCCCAATAATTTTAATTAACCTTGATGACTAATAAATTTGTCGTCAATAGAATCAGATACAATTTTATTTCTAGTAGAAAAATCAAAAAGCATATCTTTTTGGTTAAAATCTCTAGGATGTATTTTTGATCTCATGTCAAATCTTTCTTGAATGGGATTATAACTAGCTTCTTTAATTAATTCTCCATCTAAAAAAAGTTGATAAACTTTAGTTCCATACATTCCTGTAAATGTTTTAACAATTAACTTTGCAAAATTGAAACTATTAGATTTACTTGTTCCTATCTTAATATTAGTTTCTTGACGATTTCTAACTCCATGAGATTTATTAGTTTTTGAATCTTCATTAATAACCTCATTCCATATAGGATATGAATTACTCATTATTTTACCTCCTTGTTAAATTCAATTTGAGAAATATGGAATACAGGAT